GCTCGGTATGCAGTTATCGAACATCTAAAAAGCACCATCGTCATGCCTTGTTCGTGTCGATTTCAGCGTCCTTAATAGGTCGTCAAAAAGCACCGTTTTCTGCCGATTTCCATATTTCTGGGGCAATAGACCAGCAACCACCAATCGTGACCATTGGTTGGCGATGCGCTGTTCGATTTTTCCACCAGAAACAAGGAGCATATCATATGAAAACAGCAGACATTAATGCGCTGGTTGACGCTTACAACCAAGACGTTGAATTGGCTTTAGACGAGGTTATGGGTGATGTGATGGTTAGTCACAGCCCCAATGGCCTAGAGATTACTCACGCAGCTAACGATAACGAACAGCTGTCATTTGATTTTATGGATATGGCTGAGGCAGTCGTGTCGATGCGTGAATTGACCAAGAAAGGAGCTGCAGCATGAAGTTGACACCGGAAATCGCTCAGTTCCTCGATTACTGCTATGATTGGTACGGTCATGGTGGTGTCTACGACCACGGTGCAACGTCACTGCAGATTGCTAATTGCGTCTTGACGCATTTGAATAACCCAGACCGTGAAGCTGAGTTTCACGGCGATAGTCTGGACAGAGAACACGTCCGTGAATGGCTATCGAAAATCTATGGTCTCGAAGAGATTAGGAAAGGAGTAGCTGCTTAGTAGTAGCCAACAGGCGGCGCAGTGCGCTGCCTTGTAAAACAGTTGGCAACTAAGGAGAATATCGCACATGAAAGAATTGAAAGAACATCCACACCAAGCCCGCCAGCAACTCGCCAAACAACGGCAGAGCGAGATGGTTGCTAAGGGCAAAGAGCGTTCACGCTTGGCACGGGCGAAAAAGCTGGTGTCAAACACGAATGCTGGCGTGGAATTCCGTGATAGATACCTAGACGCTGTCAACGGGCAGCTCAGGGCTATGCTGAAGCCTTATGATGAGCAAGGCAAAGGCAACAAGCCAAAATGGTACAAGGCCGTTAAGGCTGTAGATACACGCCTGACTGCTGCTCTAGCCATCAATTGTTTTGTTGATGCAGCGCAGAAGGGCTTGTCGATGACTGCTGCACGTGAGCAAGCTGGCAAGAATTTTGTCGCTTTGCTTTTCGACCAGCTGGTCTATGGAACAGGCGAAAGAGAAAAAGCGTTCCAGCGTTTCAAGGCAGCGATGATGCAGAAAATGGGCGACACCTATCGCCGGACAGATATGTTCTTGGCCCGTGCCGAGCATCTTGGTTTTGACAGCAAAAAATACGCTAACCGGAATATGCTGCGCAGCATTGGCTCTGCGTTGATGGATAGCGTTACACAAGCTGGCTTGCTGGACTGGGAAAAGTTCAAGAAGGGTGATGACAAAAAAGCCACCCGCTATCTGGAGCTGTCGCAGGAAGTCCTTAAAGCCATTGAAGAACGCAACGACAAGCACTTTGATTTGCAGTCGCCGATGTTCAGCGCAATACCAGTTGAGCCGAACCAGTGGTATCCGCATGAAGACGGATGGTCACGAAGCGGCCCTTATGATGATGCGATGCTGAATTTCCGCACACATTTCGTCCGGCACATGAGCGAAGAGCAGCGGCTGAATGTTGAAGAGCGAATTGAAAATGGCAAGCTGGACAAGGTTCTTGAGGCCGTCCACCACATCCAAAACACAGCATACAATATCAACGAATACGTCTTACGAGCCGTGCAGTGGGTTGATGAAGGCCGCAAAGGCGGCGACTTAAGCAGCTGGCCCAATGTCGAACAAATCCCAGTTGAAACTAAGCTGGCAGACGATGAGTGGGCTGCAATGTCGCCCGATGAGCGTAGCCAGTGGACGCAAGACAAAAATGACAAGGTAGAGGCTAACGCTGCAGCCCGTGGCAATACAACGATGCTGCATCGCTATACGGCTGCGCCTAACCCGAAGAAACCGAATGAGCCTGTTGGTGAAGCTGAAAAGTTGCTTGATGATGGTGAGTTCTATATGCCGCACAACTGTGATAGCCGTGGCAGAATTTACCACATCAACGATTTTGGACACCACGACACCGATTACATCCGTGCAATGTTTGTGTTTGCTGAAAAGCAGCTGGTCACTGACGAGAACGTGGCTTGGCTATATTTGCAGCTGGCAAACACTTACGGCAACAAAATGGATAAGCTTCACATTGAAGACCATTCCACTTTCTACGAGGAAAACAGGGATGCAATCCTTGCTTGCGGTGAGGATTTCAAAACCAGTTTTGATATTTGGTCTCAAGCCAGTGAGCCATTCCAGTTCATTGCGGCCTGTCGTGAAGCTTACCTATACGAGCAAGCTAAAGCGAAAGGCGAAGATTACAGCACCGGATTGCCAATTGCTGTTGATGCCAGCCAGTCAGGTGTTCAGCACCTAGCATTATCACTTTTACACGCTGATAACTGTGAGCGGGTCAATCTTAGTGACAGTAATGTCAGGCAGGACATTTACGAGGATTGCCTTGTCGTAGCAAAGCGGTTGTTCGCTGAAGACAAAATGTGCAAGACACAGGAATTGTTAGACGACCCTGTTACCAACTATGACAGACAGGAAGCGGCTGACGTTGCCGCATTGCTTGCTGAAAAAGACGAGAACAACCGTTTTGTTCTGCAGGATAAAGACCGGAAACGCTTGCGCAGACGTTGGAACAGAAGCGATGCACGGCGGCGGCTTAAGACCGAAAAAGAGTTGGAAATCATTGACCAGCTTGAGCGTTGGTCGGGCGATGTCGTGATGCCTTACGGACGTAGCGTCATCAAGCGTCAAGTTATGACTTACTGCTATAGCAGTCGTCAGTTTGGGTTTGCCAATCAGCTACGGGCTGACTGGATGGACAAGCTGTCGGAGAAAGTGCGGCACGGCAAGATTGCTGAGCATCCATTCGGTGCTGACAAAGGCTTTGCAGCGAGCATCTATATTGCTGGTGTCCACGAAAGAGCGATTGTCGAAGTCGTCACTTCAGCTGAAACAGGAATGAATTTTATCCGTACTATCGCCAGCATTTTGGCTCGTTCTGAAATGACCGAACAGAGGCCGGATAATTTTGATGAGCTGACTGACGAAGAGAAAAAGGAATATCGGACGCATAACGAAAATGGTGTGCATTTGAAATTCGTTACGCCACATATGCAGTTTCCGATGTACCAGCATTACGTGAAGGAATTCACCAAAGACCAAGAAATCACGTTTTTTGACAGGCCGCTAAAGGCAGAGCGTGATGAGAACAGCCCTCTGGGCGAAATGCGCAAAGAGTGGCTTAGCGTTCACGAAACTGACGACAGCAAGCTATGGGTCGAGAAGTCTATCAACGCATCTGCGCCAAACATCGTTCATGCAATGGATGCCACACATCTCATGATGACGGTTCTTGAGTGCAAAAAGCGTGGTGTCAACAGCGTGTCGGTTGTTCACGACTCATTTGCTGCAGGGATTGGCGATATGACAACGCTGTCGGAAGCCCTGCGTGACAAGTTGGTTGAGCTTTATGCAGACTACAACCTATATCACGACCTTTTGTCCCAAAATAAGCAACGCCTTTTCGACCACCTCGTTGAAAAATGGAAAGCCGAAGAGCTTGCTGAAATCAAGGGCAACGCTTGGACAATTTCGCAGCAAAGCAAAATCGAAGAGGCTGTGATTGCTCACATCCGTGAAATCAACTGGCCCGAAGTGCCAGAGCGTGGCGATTTCGACATCGAGCAAATCAAGGATAGCCCATACAGCTTCCTATAAGCCCAAACCCAAGCGGTTCTATATTTCTGGGGTAAACGACAGAGCGTCCTTCGGGGCGTTTTTTTTTTGTCTCAACCCCAGACACAGGAGCAATCGTGAACCCACGTGTGAAGTTACTGGGGATGGCAAAGCTACTTCAGCAACGTGGCCTACCCATCCCCTTAGATATGCTGGTGCAAGCCGATGAGCTAGGGCTTTCCCTAGCAAGGTTTGACCAGCCCCAACAACATTTAGACCATGAAGGAGAAGACGCCCATGGCACAGAAAGTTATGTTTCAGACGCCGAAAGGCACGGCTAAATATGCTTGGCTTAACCGCCCAGATGATGCCTTTAACAAAGAAAATCCAAAATACACTGTCGATTTGCGCATCTCAGAGGATGACGCAAAGCCATTGATTGATTTGGCGCAGCAAGTCGCCAACGATAATTTCGGCAAGGGCAATTGCAAGATGCCGTTTTCCAAAGATGCCGAAACTGGTGATGTGGTTTTCAAGCTTAAATCACGTTTCCAGCCTAAATTCGCAGACAGTCAAGGCACTTTGATTGCGCCTGAGCAGCTGCCGAATGTTACCGGCGGTAGCGTTATGCGGGTCAAGGGAAGCTTTTACCCATACAGCGTTCAAGGCAACGGCTTATCGATGCAGATGTCTGCAGTTCAGATTATCGAGCTAGTCGAGGCCAAAGTTGAGTTTGAACCAGAAGCGGGTGGTTTTGTTGCCACACAGAAGGCGGCAAACAGCAACGAAGCTTCAGGGGGTGATTACGATTTCTAACCGGTTTCATGGCCTTATGACTGGCTATCGGAGCGGATTAGAAGAGAAGTGTGCCGAACAGATTAGAGACGCTGGTCTCGAAGTGCATTACGAGGAAGAGAAGCTAGACTACGAATGGCCTAGCCGGAAATCCAAATACTGCCCCGACTTCAAAATTCCCACGAAAAATGGGCATTTTTTCATCGAAAGCAAGGGAAGATTTTCTGTCGCCGATAGACAGAAACACCTGCTTATCAAAGAACAACATCCAGACATCGAAGTGCGTTTTGTGTTCTCAAACATGAACGCCAAGCTCTATCGAGGCTCGCCCACGAGCTATGCCCAATGGGCTGAAAAGCACGGCTTTAAATACGCACACAAGCGCATTCCCGATGAATGGTTAACAGAAGGAGAAAACAAATATGAGCCAGAATGACAAAATCCTGACGCACTTGCGTGACGTTGGGTCAATCAGCTGGGTTGAAGCAAATGACCTCTATCGGGTCAGGTCGCTTCCAAGACGCATTGCCGACTTACGTCAGCGTGGTTTTGACATCATCAGCGAGTGGAAAACTGACCGGCTTGGTCAGCGTTACACACGTTACTCAATGGCCTAGTTGAATGAAGGAGAAGCATATGCAGCAACCTGACAACGAGGGAAAATTCCTACACCACACATCTTGTGATGCCTGTGGTAGCTCAGATGCACGGGGGATTTACGAAAACAATGACGGTACGAAAAGTAGCTACTGCTTCTCCTGTTCAACCTATCAACCCGATAGCGAGGGAGATGGCACAGGACAGGCAGCGGTACAGAACAAGAGCCAAGCCAAACAGACGAACCTACTCAAGGGCGAAGCAAAAAGCTTACCGGCACGAGGATTGACTGAAGCCGACTGCGAGAAATTCAGCTACTGGGTTGGTCATAACCACCAAGGCGAACTTGTCCAGATTGCAAACTATCGGGATGCAACCGGCAAAATCGTTGCGCAAAAACTGCGTGGCAAAGGCAAGTCATTTCAGTTCATAGGTGACACCAACAGCATCACGCTGTTTGGTCAACACCTGTGGTCTGGCAAGGGCAGGAAGCTTTGTCTGACTGAAGGGGAGTGCGATGCAATTGCTTTGAGCAGCTGCTTTCAACATAAATATGCAGTCTGCAGCATCCCAACTGGCGCAGCCGGTGCTGTTCGTGCCGTGCGCAAAAACTTTGATTTCATCAATGGTTTCGATGAGGTGGTGCTGTGCTTTGACGCCGATGCAGCTGGTCAGAAAGCAGCACAAGAGGTGGCTGAAATCCTACCAGTTGGAAAATGCAAGATTGCAAAACTGCCAGCTAAAGATGCGAACGAAGCTATCATTCAGGGCAAACGCTCTGAGCTGGTGCAGTCCATTTGGCAAGCACAAGAGTTTCGTCCTGATGGACTGAAAGCTGCAAATGACTACCGGTCAGCTATTACAGTTGATGAAGCAGCAAGTGCCATCACATGGCCTTACAGCCAGCTCAATGAAATCTTGCGTGGCCTTCACAGGGAAACACTAACGACCATATGCGCCGGTAGTGGTCTTGGGAAATCAACCTTCTGCAAGGAGTTAATTCACCATCTACTGATGAACGACCAAAAGGTTGGTGTGATTGCGCTGGAAGAAAGCAACAAGAGAACACTGCTTGGCCTTACCGGCATCCACCTTAGCAAAAACCTACTGGTGGAGCGGGAGCAAGCGACAGATGAAGAAGTGCTTGCCGGATTTGACGACTTGTTCGGCGACAGAACTTGTTACTTGCTAGACCATTTTGGCTCGTCTGACGTTGACCTAATTTGTCAGCGCATACGGTTCATGTGTACCAGTCTTGGGATAACGCACGTGATATTAGACCATATCAGTATCCTTGTTAGCGCACAGGAAGGCGATGAACGCCGGATGCTCGATGCGGCTTGCACAAAGCTAAGGACGCTTTGCAGCGAGCTTGGATGTTCGATTGTGATGGTCTCACATTTGAAACGGCCTGATGGCAGAGGCCATGAGGATGGCGCAAGGGTTAGCCTGAGCCAGCTTCGAGGCAGTCATGCCATTGCGCAGCTGTCTGATACTTGTATCGGACTTGAAGCTGACGCCGATGACCCAGACTCCGATATCAGGCACATCAAAATCCTCAAAAATCGTTACACGGGCCAAACAGGCCACGCTGGCACATTGGTCTACCAACGTGACACGGGGCGA